TTTTGCGTAAGAATTAAAGGTTTTTGCAGACAGACCGATAAGTATTTTGTAGGGCAAGTGAACTAAGTAAGGAGGCAAACATGGGACAGGCTTTATATAAGGGTGAACCAGTTTTTTTCATCTCAAGCCTAATCAATTTCCACTCACGCAAACCCGAGTATCTAGTAGTGTATGAGAATAGGGGGGTATGGATACAAGAGATGGACCTAGACCGGATAGTCCACTGGACTAAATGAGTCTTCCGCACGTAACAGCAACTTAGGCCCTACCGGTTTATTCCGGTGGGGTTGTTTTTATTTCCCTTACCGTGTCAACTTGACGTTGACGCTCTATCCTTACTTCCATCCCTTAAAGCTTGGTCCCGGCATAGCAGCACTGACCCGGCACAGTAGCATCGACCCGGCATTGCAGCGTTGATTCAGCAATCCGCTTTGCGTCTTGAGACCCGGAGCCTTGAGCTAAGTCCCGGAGCATCAGCATCGACCAGGCGTTGCAGCGTTGTCCCGGAGCCTTGAGCACAGTAAGTAGAAACTGTGGCGGTGTAAACCTTAACAGTGGAAGTTCCACAATCCGTGCCACGCACCAACCCCACATGATACAGCTTAGCCTAAGCACCGCACCGCCCGGTTTCCTCCCGGACTCAGCTAGCACCGCTCGCCCTGCTTGCCTCATAGGGCAAATCATCTCCCCTTGCAATTTCTATGCCAATCTTTAACTTACACCCATTCCGAGCGGAGGGTGCGGTTTTTGCATTAGCCAGATTCGTGCCACTATTAATTAACTAATCCCCGCTGCAAGAAATATACCAGGCATAATTATTGCATGCTTAGGGTATCCAGGCTTGCTATGCAAGATTTGTACCATACGGTGGTGGCAAATACTAGGCCACTCCAATCCTTACCCTAAGGTAATGACCCCCTAAGTGGGGCTTGGCATGCTTTTTGCTATGGAAATTCCTCCCACACACTGGGGATGTCCTAGAGGACAAAAAAGGCTAAAAGGCAAGTAAATTGATGAGTTACGACCACTCCCGGCCTGTATTAAATACCCGCCCGGACTGAGTTAACTAGGTCAAAATGACGCATGCCCTAGCTAAACTAGGTAGCCAAATAGTCAAGATACGAAATGTCAGGTCAGAACCCGGCCCAAAGATAAAGCCCCCTGCTAGCATAGGCTAGAGGGGGCAGGCATCAATCTATTAATTGTCTAAGTTAGTTTAATTAACAGTCTACTGGTCCTCGTAGTGTCCCACTTAGCTAGCTTAAGCCCTCTGGCCTCGTCGCTAAAGGAACCTACCACTACGGGTAGAGCCCTAAGCTCCTCGGCCCTAACTATCAGCTTATACTAGAATTAGACAATAGATTAGTGAGGTCGGAAGAACCAACTAACTTAAGACTAACAGTTTAGGCAGGACCAGTCAACTATTAATTGGACTACCCCTTAAATTTATCAATGGGGGTAGGTCTGTACTAATTAATAGCAAACCTTAGCTAGCTTGTCAAGTAAAAAGTGCAAGCCACCCAACTTTTCTTTGTACCCAATAAATAGTGCTTGACTTGTCCTCCAGTACAGGTATAAGCTAGACGCTGGCCCTTATGCGCGGAGCTACCCCATGCTTAAGCCTTTCCAGAAGTCACACAACACAGCCTTTAGGCTACTAGCCGTCCTACTCTACGGCCTGGAAACTGGCTTACCCTACCTTCAACCCCTGGGGCAGGAGGGTCGCTCCCTCCGCCTCTCCCTCCGCTCAGGAGTTTGTGCCTATTCCCTGCGTATGACCATACCCAGGCTAAAGGAGCACCTACTCTGGCTGGAGTCTATTGGCCTAGTCTCTGACCTGAAATGGGGCGAGACTAAGGGACTGATTGAGTTAACTGTGAAACTACCGGAGCCGGGATGTCAAGAGAATCTAGCCATCTAACCCCAAGCGAACTCAAAGAGGAAGCTGCCGAACTAATCTACGTTCCTACCACTCAGGAGCGCAAATTGAAGGCTCGCTTCTGGGCTAGAGCAGCCGAAAACCCACTAGTCAGCCTAAAAGGTTCCAACGTTAGCCTAGTCAGCATTAAGCAGATGACCGGTAGCGGAGCCCAACTAGATGCTGCTTGGAAGAAACCAGGCTTCCAGAACTGGTTCCTAAATGCTGACGACGGCAGAGCTAAGATGGAATATTTATTTGACCTCGGCCTAGACGCCTTGGAGGAACTCCTTATGAACCCCGACCCTAAGACTAGCTCGGCCAAGGTAAATGCGGTCAAGCTGCTAGCCGAACTCAGTGGCCGCTACATTAAGGGCAAGCAAGGCAATGTAGCCGGTATAGGCGAAGCCATAGCCAATGCAGATAAGGCTAGCCTAGAAGCCCTCTTTGAATCTGCCGGACTTAAAATAGCTGTATCCGCTTCTAAGGGCCAACCCGATGAAGCAATAAATGTTACCCCAGAAAAGGATTAATTATGGCTTACCGCTACTCCCCCAATCATGCCCTACTCAATCAATCAGCGCAAGTGCTGGGTGCCTCGGTAACCGCACGGTCTGTCTCCAACGAATTCCGCATCAGTCACGCTGGCTCGCTTAACCTACTAGTCGGCATCAAGTGCACAGGCTTGACAGCTGGGGCCGGAATCACAGCCAAACTCCAATCTAGCTTCTACGGCCAAACAGGCGCAGACTGGGTTGATGGCAATTCAGTCTCCCTAACCGGCAACGGCTGGTTCTACATCCGAATGAATGTACAAACTAGCGCAGACCAAGCTAAACTCCCTCTAGGGGACGTAGGCCGAATCGTAGTAACAAGCGGAGCAGGTTCAGCTGTAACCGTATCCGAACTGCTGGTATTGCAAGGATTGTAAGAGCTGAGGGATGTGTGAGCCAATTAACTCCAGAAATGCTAGCTAAAGCTGCAGAGCGTTATCGCCTACTTCAGCTAGTTGACTGCTTTGACCCTAACAACTTCCAAGCTAAACCAACCGATTCCCAACGTCAATTATTTGAGGATTTCGGTAAGGTCAGAAAACAATGGATAGTTGCCGGTAACCAAGCGGGTAAATCGCAGAGCTGTTCCCGATTAGTAACTTGGATGTTCTCAGAAACTTCCCCTTATTGGAAGCGTCCGCAAGAATGGGGCCAAGAGTCACTCTTATTATTAGTTTGCGGTAGGACTGGTAAGCAGATTGAGGACTCCTTGGTGCCCCGTATTTGCGCTTACCTCCCAGAATCTGACATTAAGGTTGTTCGGGTCGGTAACATGGTGCAACGCATCGAACACGTTAACGGCAACCGCATCGTGTTCCAATCCCTTGAGAACGCCAATCTAGCCCGCGAGCGAGTGCAATCTTACGTAGCCCACTTAGTCTGGGTAGATGAGATGCCAAGCTCCAGCTCCTTAATAGACGAACTTCAAACCCGCTTGTACTCAAAGTCAGGCTACTTCTTAGCTAGCTTTACCCCACTAGTCTTCAACCCAGAGATTAGAAGGATGGTAGATAACGCTAAATTACCAGACGCCAAAATCTACCGTTTCAAGATGTTCGATAATCCACTCTACGCTAACCCTGATAAACAAAGGGAAGTACTCTCCGCCTATTCCCACATGAGCGATGCAGCCCTGCGTTGTCGTCTTTACGGGGAGTGGATGGAGCCTGAATCTAGCGTCTGGCAGATAAATCGTGAACTAATGGTCCAGACTCCGCCAAACTATCACCCAAGTTGGCGTCATTTGGAAGCCTCCGACCCAGCTGTTAGCAGTAAATTCGGTCTAACCATCTGGGCCGAAGACCCTAGTACCTCCATCTGGTATTGCATTAGAGACGATTACCTGGAAGGTATAGCTGCTCCAGACGATATTGTAGCCGAAGTGAAACGCCGTACCGAAGGGATTAACCTAGTTAGACGAGTCTGTGACCCTCATGAGACCTGGTATCTGGGTCAAGCCTCTAAGGCAAAGATGAGCTACCTCTGTCCTAAAAAAGATGGGCGTAAGGACGAATTAATTAAGCAATTACAACATGCCTTAAGTACTGGTCGAATTAAGTTAGCCCCTTGGTGTACCCGTCTACTTGAAGAATTGGAAAGCGCTCATTGGGCAGAGGGTGACATAAATAAGCCAAGAATAGTTGGAGCAAGTAAATTACACCTTGCCGACACCGCTCAATATGCTGTAGACTTACTCCCAGCTGCTAGCAAGGAACCCCTAAACATGCCTTGGCATGAAATGCTACGCAGAGCAGACCATGCGCAAAAAGAAAAGCGTAAGGAATTGCAACAGGGTAGAAAAATTCAAAGAAAAAGGTGGGTGATTAAGTGAATTCTCAACTGTTCGGCCTAATACTTACCATAACAATGGTGGCCCCATTACTCATCCCACTACTACTAGCTAGTTTTTGGGTCAACCTCAAATCCATACAACTACTCAAAAAAGAGCGTATGCGGTCTGGTCCATCTACTATACGTCGCGGAAGTCGTAAACTATTCGTCATCTACCCATCCAATAGGGACTAATCATGGCCAAAATAATTCAATGGACAGAAGAACAAGCCAGTAAGGAACTTTACAAGCGTCTCAAGTACTCAAAAGACCAGAGAGTGCGTCTGGAACGGGAATGGGACACTTCAGAAGCCACTTTGCTTAACGCAGCCGGTGAAGCTAGCCGCATGGGTGTAGGTGTAGACTGGACCACTAGTGCCGTAGTCGAAGATGCTGACCAGTCAGATTCCGACATTGGCGTCAACTATACCTTTAAGAACTTCCGTTTCATCCACTCTCAGCTTTGTGCTAACCCTCCTACAGTAATTCCGCGTCCTTCTAGCTCCGACATGTCAGACCGTAGGAAGGCTGATGCTGCTGATAGACTCATCCGACACGCTATGCGTACCTACGCCCTGCCAGAAGTCTTCGCTCAAGCCACCTACTACTGTCTGCTCTTCGGAACTGGCTTCATTAAGACTACTTGGGATGTGAATGGCGGTGAACCAATCGACTTTGATTCAGAAACTGGCGAATTGACAATGGAAGGCGACATACAATTTAAAGCTATAAGCGCCCGTAACATGTATTTGGACCCTGATGCTACCCGCTGGTCTGAAGTCAAGTACACTATGGAACAACTCTACATGCCCTACGAGGAAGCCCTCTACCGCTTCCCAGACAAAAAAGAGCAATTGGAGAAGTACCGTAGGGAACAAACTGGCTATTCCAAAGGCGGAGAACCAGTAATCTTCGATAACGGCTTCAGAATGTCACCTTACGATGTGGTTGAATTGTACGAGTACTATGAAAAGGGCCTTCCTTACAACGGAATGGTTGGCAGACACTGCTATTTCCTCCCAAATGGCGAACTTTTGTGTGCTTTACGTCCAAATCCCTTCCGTTTCAGCGCTCCAGCTGACCGAGGGCTCGATTTACCAGAAGAAATGCATGAAAAGAAGAAGGAATTGTTAGCAACAGCCTATCTCCCTTACCATTGTCTTACAGATATTGATGTTGGCGGCTCAGTTTGGGGCCGTTCCTTCATTGCTTACGAGGCTCCGCTGCAATCTACTCACAACCGTATCCTAAGTTCGCTGCTAGATTGCGTTCAAGCTCACGGTGTAACCCGTGTCCTACTCCCAGAAGGCGCAGAAATTGCAGATAAGTCGATAACTAACAGCCCTTGGGACATTGTACGCTACACCGGCAACATGAAACCCGATTTCATGAACCCAATGCCCTTCCCAACTGCCGCAATCGACCTCTTAACCCTGGTTAGACAGGGCGGAGACGACATGGCAGCGGTAAATGAGTCCATGTTTGGTCAACAATCTCGTGAACAATCTGGCTTCAGCATGCAGTACGCTACTAACCAAGGTAACATGATTCGCCGACGCCTCTTCGACAAATATGTAACCTTAGTTGAGAACGTTTACAAATCCTACTTAGACCTAATCCGTAAACACTGGTCAGAACCTCGTACCATTTCTGTACTTGGCAAGGAAAAAGCCTTTGAATCAATAGACATTCAAGGTGCAGACATAGAAGGCGGCTTCGACTTAGTAGTTGAGTACGGAGCTAGCCTTTCACTTGACCCAACTTCTCGCCGTCAGGAATTGCTACAACTATTCCCCTTGTTCCAGCAAGCTGAAACTGACCCAGCTGCCAAAAAGCTGCTTGCTATGCTACGACTGAACGAATTGGAAGGCATGTATGACCGTATCCAATTGGCTGCCGACCGCCAGCGTGAACTCTTCGAAGAGATGATTGCTACCGACATCTACATAGCTCCAGCTGAATCTGAAGATGATGCCGGTATGTTAGCTTGGGCTGCCGATTACAGGATGAGCGCCGAGTTCAAATACCTAAACCCGGACCATCAACAACTACTACTACGGCACATCAGGGAGCGGGCGCAGCGAGTCGGAGAACAAGCTCAGGCAGCTGCGGGACAAATGGCACCCGGTCAAGGTGGCGGAGCTGCTCCAGCTGGACAATTACCAGTAGTTCCAGGCGGAGCTCCTATGGACGTAGCTGCTTCTCCGGCCTCCATGTTGCAGAAATAGTTCTTGACCTAAGCATTAGCTTACGCTAACCTTGTAGAATAATAAGGAGCGTAACTAATGCAGATACGTATACAAAGATTGAACCCAAATGCCAAGCTACCAATTCGCGCCAGTTCAGGTGCAGCCGGTTATGACCTAACAGCTGTAACTGTTGAACACAATTCAGAATTGCATACTTGGACCTACGATACCGGATTGGCCTTTGAGCTTCCAGAAGGTTACGAAGGACAATTGCGTCCTCGGTCTAGCATCTACAAGACTGGCGCAGTATTAGCCAATAGTGTTGGCACCTTAGACAGCGACTACCGTGGACCAGTCAAACTAGTCTTCCTATCCCATCACCAACCCTACCAAGTGGGTGAACGCATAGCTCAGCTCATCATTGCTAAAGTGGAGACTGCCAATTTCCAAGTAGTGGACGATTTGTCTGCAACTGAAAGAAATCAAGGCGGTTTTGGTTCTACTGGCAACGGGAGCTTAGGCTATGGCAAACTATAAGTCTGATTCGGACCGTTCGGACCGACCAAATCACGTAAACGCATTAGAAGCTGGCAAGGGAAAATACGCAGTCTACGTATTCTTCACTAAGGAAGAATTGGAGCGTATCCAAGCCCATTGCAACGGCATGCGCATCAACATGTCAAAATGGATATCAGGAATGGTCAAGGATGAATTGATGCTATCTGACCTAATGGACAAGTCAAAGGACATCTAATGAGCTGGCAGAACCCCTCGCAGGAATTCGTCTATTTAAGAACTTATGCACGCTATCTGAATTCTGAACAAAGAAGAGAGACCTGGCCCGAAACAGTGGAAAGAGTACTCAGTTTCCTAAAAGAGCAGCGAACTGGTGTACCTGCTAAGGTCTGGCTTAAATTACGCAAATACATGTTGAATCTGGACGTACTACCAAGTATGCGACTAGTTTGGGCAGCTGGTCCAGCGGCAGCTAGATGCAATGTCCCTATTTACAATTGCTCCTTCATTGAGATGCGAGACATTGAATCTTTCAGTGAGATGCTTTATGTACTTATGTGCGGTACTGGTGTTGGCTTTAGTGTTCAGGCTAAGCACATTGAACAACTACCTGAGGTACCTAAATTCCCGCTACAGCAGGAATTCCTTGACCACAAGGTCGAAGATAGCAAAGAAGGATGGGCAAATTCCCTAAAATTACTGCTAGAGCAATTATTTTTGGGTAAATCGGTAAACTTCGATTATTCTGGCATTCGTCCCAAGGGAGCTAGACTAGCTACTATGGGTGGTCGGGCTTCTGGCCCAGAACCCTTAGTCGTACTACATCAATTTGTGAAGGATACCCTATACGCTGCTCAAGGGCGACGATTGAAGCCTATCGAAGTCCACGACATCTGCAATAAGGTAGCCGAAATAGTGATTGTAGGCGGAGTCCGACGTAGCAGTCAGATTAGTCTGTCTGACCTAGCTGATGAGGAGCTGCGACACGCCAAAGACTGGCCTTGCCCGTTACACCGTTTCATGGCTAATAACTCGGCAGTCTATTTAGAAAAGCCAGACGCAATCCAATTTATGAAGGAATGGCACTCACTTGCTGCTTCGGGTTCAGGCGAAAGAGGAATCTTCAACCTAGGTTCAGTCAGAGTGAATTCGCCCAAGCGACGTAAAGCTGAACTAATCTCAGGCACCAACCCCTGCGGCGAGATTGCCTTGCGTGATAAGCAATTCTGCAATCTGTCTACAGTAATTGTCAGGCCCGATGACACACTAACCAGTCTCTTGGACAAGGTAGAGACTGCAGCCTGGATTGGCACCATACAAGCCTCCTTCACTGACTTCCCTTACTTACGTAAAGAATGGGCCGAGAATTGTCGTGACGAGGCTCTTTTGGGTGTAAGTCTATCTGGCCAAATGGACAACTGCCAACTACTAACTAAACAGACGCTAACTGAACTGAAAAGGAAGTGTGTTGAAGTGAATCGACACGCTGCTGAGCTACTAGGAATCAAGCAAGCAGCCGCTATAACCTGCGGTAAACCTGAAGGTACTACTAGTCAATTGACCTTTAGTGGCTCAGGCTGTCATCCTTGGTATTCTGAACACTTCATCCGTCGTTACCGCATCTCCGCTACCGACCCCCTGTGCCACCTATTGAAAGAATCAGGTACCCCTCTTGTACCAGAGGTAGGTCAAACCTGGGAAACGGCAAACACCCTAGTAGTAGAGTTTCCTTGCAAGGCCCCAGACGGAGCTGTACTGCGTAAGCAGGTGAGTGCTATGGACCAACTCAAATGGTATAAACGGGTGCAGACCAATTGGTGCGAACACAATCAGTCAATTACTGTCTACGTAAAGCCAGACGAATGGTTTGAGGTAGGTCATTGGGTTTATAAGAACTGGAACATAGCTTGCGGTCTTTCGTTCCTACCTTACGATGGCGGCCACTACCAATTAGCTCCCTACGAGGAAATCTCACAGGCTGACTACGAGGACCGGTTGGCTCGATTTCCGAAGATTGACTATTCACAACTCTGGAAGTATGAGCAAGAAGACCAAACTGAAGGAGCTAAAACTTACGCTTGCGTTGGTGACAAGTGTGAGCTAAGCTGAGTTCAGATGCAGCGGTGTGGAAGCAGACACACGGGTAAGACAATACCTGCCTGCAAGCGTGGTTTTGGGCCAGACTACGTCAGGTCGCCATAGCAGGATAGCCGAAGTAGCGTCCGGCCTGCATCTACCAGTAAGTTGTCGTATCGTCCACTTATTGACACATTTTGCACACTTTTTGACCAATTTGTGTTAAATAATTAGCAGAGGGATTATGCACGCACGCCTTGTTAGCTATACGCAATGGAGTCCGGAATACTTGGCTGCACTAGGTATCCCAGACGGCCTGGTGAGCCCGGAGGGACCCGTAGCCTACACAGCTCGGGTCTCCTCCCCTAACCCCACTAATGAATCCTACGAGCGCTTGCTCACTTATTGCATACGTAAAGGGCATTGGTCTGTCTTTGAGATGGCAGACGCTACTGTGGAACTGGAAACCAGTAGGGCAATAGCCGCCCAAGTACTCCGACATAAGTCCTTCAATTTCCAAGAGTTAAGTCAAAGATACGCTGCTATTCAGCCCGACTACCAGGCGACTACATGCCGTATGCAGGACAGTAAGAATAGACAATCCAGTTTACCCTGCGATGACGAGGAATTAAGCATGTGGTGGGAGTACGTGCAGCGCACCCAGGCAGAGAGAGCATTTGCGAATTACGACTTAGCCATCCAGCTGGGGATTGCCAAGGAGGTTGCTCGCATGCTACTACCACTCTCCACCACGACCAAGCTGTACATGAAGGGCAACCTACGCAGCTGGTTACATTACCTCAATACCCGACTTGACCCTAGCACTCAGCTGGAACACAGAGAGCTGGCCCAAGCCATATTGACGCAGTTATCCCCAGTCTATCCCATAATATTTAAGGCTGCCCAGGCTGTGTACCCAAATCTGACCCAAATAATTTAGCCATTCGGGTCAAAATAATCACCTACTAGTAACTTTTTACTTGACTTATTGAATAAGCTGTGACATTGTGTAAATTGCACATCCCTCCTTACGGTGACTGGCACGGGGTCAGTCTACCTATTCTTGAGGGCCTGCAAGAAGGAATGCTATATGTCAAATGCCAATGAAATTGCTGCTGCTATTGCCTCGGGTGACACCTCCATTAGTGACTGGAGCACCGGAAACGCCCCTGGAGCTGCCCTCTCGAACGACTCTTCTTACGACTCTAGCACCCCTACTACCGACTTCAACACCTACCTCCAATCTTTGGAGAAGCCAGAAGAAGCTCCTGTTACAGAGGAAGCTCAACCATCCGTGCCAAGCGCTGACGAGGCCCCTGCCGAGGCCAAGGCAGAAGAAATCAGCGACCCGGTAACTGAGGAAATCCTAGTTACCCTCGAGGACGGACGTAGAGCCAAGATTGTAGCTGACTATTCTGACAAGCAAAAGATTCGGAAGGCATATGAAATGGCTGCCGGAATGCGCAAATTCCAAGCCGAGCGTGATAAGGCCCGTGAACAGGCTAAAACGCTCGAGACGGAAACGGCAAACCTAAAAGGAACTTGGGAGAAACTGGAAAATGCCTACCAGAACGGCGGCATCGAAGGACTCATCGACCTCCTAGAAGGTAAGTCAGGAGCGCACAAGGAATATCTGGCCAAAAAGTTTGAGCAAGAGCGTCTAAAGGAACAGATGTCTCCTGCTGAGCGTGCTAAGTATGAGCTTGAGCAGCAGATGGAAGTGGACCGTCGTGAGCGTGCAGCTAACGAACGTATCCGCCAAAAGCAGCTCGAAGAAATGCAGGCTAAGCTCAATGAAGCTGACGAGAAGGAAACTAGGGCGTTAATTACCCCTGCCTTCGAAAGGTACCGCTTCAAGGGTAAATTAGGCGATGCGGTGGCAGAACACCACTTCGACCAGGCTGTATGGATGCAGGCCTTGACCAATCTAGAACAACTAGATGACTCACAAATTACCCCAGAAGTAATCGACCGTGAATTTGCTAAGGTGTCTCAGGCCTTTTCTCGCGCAGCGAAGACCCAAGCTACTAAGGCAACTAAGCAAGCGGTTGACACCAAAAAGCGTACAGCCAAAGAACAAGCTGCCGTTACAGCCATGCAGGGTATGAATAAGGATACTGCCGAACAGTCGTTAACTAAGCGACTCTGGGCAGGTGACACAGCCGGTGTCTTAGCTGAGCTAATGCGCGGCTCTCGTAAGAAGTAATCAATTAAATTAAGGATTTAAAAATGGCTTTTTCTCCTATAGGTAATTTGGACCTTGGTAAGTTTCTCCAAATCGTATTTACACGCGGTGCAATGGTTCAGGTAACGAAATCGCAGCGTGAATGGGAAATGATTAATAAGATGCGTGACGGCAACCCCAATGGCCGTGAACGTCGTTTCCTCTTCATCAACTCGCTCGGCTACGCTGCTGCCCAAACTCGTAACCCTAACTTCACCTCTGCTTTCCCAGCTGCTCAAAAAGCACAAATATCAGAAAATATCGCTTATTACAAAGAATTGGACGTAACGGTAGAACTCGAGTATAACCTTTGGAAGGCTGCTAGCTTGACTCCAGAGAAATATGCTGAGCCACTGGCAAAAGAAATTGAATTGAAGTCAATTGTTGCTCGTCGTTTGATGGGTCTCCTTGCTTTCGGTGACGGAACTGGTGTACTCGGCCAAGCTTCTGCAGCTGCTTCTGACACAACCGGCGCTGGCGGATACGCAACAGTTCAATTGAAAACTGGTGCTTCTGACCGTGGACATGTTCGTTGGTTCCAATTCGGTGACCTTATCCTTAACAAGCAAGTTAGTGGAGCTGCTCCAGCTTCTGCTCCTTCTGTTTCTGGCGGTACCTTCTACGCTTGGCGCGTTAAGAACCAACTTCCCAAGTTGGACCAAGTTGTACTCGAAGCAGTTGACTCTGCAGGTAACATCTTGAGCCTTACAGCTTCTAACATCGCTCAGAACAACCTTTTCTACCGTGTTGGACAACAAGTTATCGCTGACCTCAGCGGTGCAGTTGGCGACTACGGTTCATTGACAGACGTAATGCCTGGCTTTGACTCCCTCGTTTCTAACGATGGCCGTCTGGTTCACGGTATCACCATGTCAGGTGCAGCTGCTGGTACCGTCCTTGACTGGGCTGGTCAGCAAATTGACGTTCGTGCCCTCCAAGAAGGTCTCGACGAAGTTGACATGCGTACTGGTAAGGGCGAATTCGCTTTCAAAATGGCTGTTATGGCTCCAGAAACTCGCGCTGCTCTCATCGAGTCACGCGAAACTGACCGCCGCTTCACCGATATCACTGACGTAAATCGCGGTGGTAAAGGATTCGGCTACATCCATGATGAGGATACTGTCCTCTATTACCCAGCAGAATTCTGTCCGAAGCAACGCATCTACGTTCTCCCAGAAGGCAAGCAAGACGGTAATAAGGTAATCAGCTACTTCGGTACTGACTTTGAGCCAGTTTCTGACCCAATGGGTAACAAGTTCCACTTGAAGCCTTCTTCGGCTGGTGGACATGAGAGAAACATCATCAGCTACATGACAGCCCGTGGAACCATGGTTTGTCACCGTCCTGCTGCTGTTCTCAAGATTCAAAACTTTACGGTCTAATCCAGGTTTTGCATCTAGGTTGGTCCCTTTCGAGGGTCCAACGTCTCAAAACTTCACTGTCTAATTAGCAGTGAACTCCGGGAGTCAAGGATGGCTCCCTCTACTCAAGCAATAAGGGATTTCGAGGTAACCCCGTGTGTCCTTTGGACAAGCCTCGACGTTTCTTGGGGGGTAGCGTATAACGCCCCTACTCTTTCTCACAACCCTTTGTAATAGCCAATTATTGGTGAAAGGAACCCACAATGGCAGGACCAATCTTTAAGACAGAAGCCGATTTAGCCGGTAAGTACCCAAGCCGTCGTTTCGGTCAACGTGAGCGTAAGCTCCTCGAATCCATCCAATCTGCTTTCCCCTTCGGTGCAGTACTTGCCGGTACCTTCGCTAGCGTATCCGGTAGCACAAGCCAAACCAAAGCAATTACTGGCGTACTAGCTAGTGACCAAGTAATGTGCATGGTTAAGACCCAAGGTGCAGTACCTGTGCTGGTTGCAGCAGCTGCAGCTGGTAGCGGTTCAATTATTGTTAAGTATACAGCCGACCCTGGTGCTGACCACGTAATTCAGTATTTTGTTTTCCGCGCTCAAGCTTAATTAGCTAGCCTGGGGGGCTTGTCCCCCCCATTTACGGGGGTATTTGCATGGCTATTACCAGCTACACTACCAATTTAAAATTGCGCATAGAAGACAATATGTCTACTACTGCCATCTACAATCTTCAGCGTATTGACGAATTAGGCGGAGTATTCGCTTTAGATGAAACTAGCGCCACTTCTGTATCCTCCTCTCAAGACGTACTAATTAGACCAAATAACCCAGCTGCCGGAGGCTCAGGCGAAGGTGGTAATGTTTACATCGGGATTCGCAGTCAAGTAGCCGACCTGGTTGAATTCAACTCCAAATTGGTTCAATTCCCCAATACTGACACCATTAATTTTGGCACGGCCAAGTTGACCGGTTCCTTTAAGATTCCTTGGACCAACATTGACACCAGCTTAGGTACTGTCGCCTCTTTCCCCGACTTCCAAGCAGCGGTAGCCAATGTTCCTGCAATAGTTGCTACGGTCAATCACCCCTCACGTAGTGACAACCCTCATTCCACTACTGCAGCTCAAGTCGGCGCTTACTCCATTTCTCAAGTAGATAGCGCCCTAGCTGTTAAGGCGAATCTCAGCCTAGTTCAAGCTCACCTAAATGCTAACTCTGGCGTGCACGGGCTAGTAGGTCAAGTAGTTGGAACTACCGACTCTCAAACCTTAGTCAATAAGTATTTGGACGCTAGTTCCAATCAACTTAGAAATATCTCGGACATTAGCATAGCCGAGAACGCGCAAATAGCAGGAACTAAGGTCAGCCCCAATTTTGGCTCACAAGACTTAAGCACTAGCGGGCAAGTCAAATTGACCGGCCCCTACACCTACTTCTCTACAATTAGGGCTAGTAGGGCACAACAGACTGCCAACCTAGTCTTCAGTCTACCAAGTTCTTACGGAGTCAGCGGTCAAGTGCTGAGTACCGATGGGCAAGGTAACCTCAGTTGGCAAGCTGCCGGGGGTTCCGGAAACATTGTCCAAGAGTTGTACTTATGGACTCACGCCGATGGATTAGAAAAAGTTATAACTCACTCTTTCAATAACCAGAATTTAGACATTACTATTAAGGATTTGGAATCAAACGAATTAATCTTCGTTCCAGACCTAAATATTATTGACAATTCCACTATACATATGATAAGTTCAGAAGCGCCCGCAACCGCGTGGCAAGTAATCATACAAGGAGTAGCTAGATGAAAATTTTCGGTTCAATTAGCCGCTTAGTCTCGATTATCTTCCGTAAGGATGGTCAAGACTTAACGGTACGTCCAAATCAGTCAACCACTTACACGGCTGCTCGCGACGTTCAGTTGCCAGTAGGCGATGCCGACCACGAGTTGGTTGGTACTGCTGCCAGTCAAACGCTTAGCAATAAGTCGATTGATGGCGACAGCAACACGCTTTCCAACATTGGCCTTGGTTCGCTAAAAGTACAAGCTGGCGACGCTGACAAATTGCTGATGCGTGACGGCTCTGGTGCCGTAATCTCGGCTAAATTGGAAAATAAGCATGTAGCTGCCAATGCAGCCATCGCCCTTAGCAAATTGGCCGCACTTAGCTCAGGTAAGGTACTAGTTTCCGATGGTTCAGGCGTAATTAGCGCTTCTAGCATTACGGCTACGGAACTTGGCTACCTCTCTGGTGCTAGCAGCAACCTCCAAGCTCAAATCGACACTAAGGCATCTAGTAGTTCAGTAAACAGCGCTATTAGCCAGCTTCAATCTGATTTAGCTGATGAAACAGACGCACGTCAGGCAGCTGACAGTGCTCTTGATAGCAGAATTGATAACCTCAGCACCTCTGATATCGCTGAAGGTTCCAACCTCTACTTCACCGAAGCTCGTGCCAAATCTGCCGTCGTCATCGACACAGGCTATATTGGTACAGAGACCAACAAGTCACTATCTGTTCGGGCAGTAGTTGACGCTTTTGCTGACGTAACTAGTGCAATCGACAACCTGCAAACTGACCTAGAAGCTGCTGATGCTGCTCTAGCTTCTGATATTGCAGCTGAAACTTCAGCTCGTCAATCAGCTGTCTCGGCTGAAGCCAGCGCCCGCCAGTCAGCTGACAACGCCCTCGACGCTCGACTTGACGTAATCGAAGGTCCAGACAGTCAATCCGGCTCTTTGGCTAAAGTGTTGAAAGACGCTAAAGCTTATGCTGATTCTAGCATAGCTTCTTTGGTCAACTCGGCTCCATCCGTTCTTGACACACTCAAAGAACTTGCCGATGCCATCAATGATGACCCCAACTTTGCCACTACAGTAGCTGGTCAAATTGGCTCTATCTCCTCTGACCTTTCCTCTGAAGTTAGCCGTGCGCAAGCCGCAGAAGCTGCCTTGGATGGCCGCCTCGACATCCTCGAAGGCGCAGACTCAGTAAACGGCAGTGTTGCTAAAGCCCTCAAAGACGCAAAAGCCTACACTGACTCTAGCGTAAGTTCAGAAGCTTCTGCTCGTCAAGCTGCAGATTCCGACCTTCAAGATGCAATTGACGCTGAAATTTCAGACCGTCAAACTGCAATCAGTTCAGTTGAATCCTCACTTTCTTCTGAAGCTAGCGCTCGCGCAGCAGCCGACAGTGCATTAGACGGACGTCTGGACATACTGGAAGGCAACGAGAACACTGCAGGTTCAGTAGCTAAGGCTCTTAAAGACGCCAAAGCTTACACTGATGCAGAAACCTCTGCTCGCCAATCTGCTGTATCTAGCGAAGCCTCTGCTCGTCAAGCCGCAGACGCTGATTTGCAAGATGCTATCGACCAGGAAGTGTCGGACCGCCAAGCGGCCATATCCTCTGAGGCTAGCGCACGTCAGTCTGCTGATTCCGCACTCGACGCCCGCTTAGATATCCTGGAAGGCGCTGATTCAGTAGCTGGCTCCGTTGCCAAGGCTTTGAAAGATGCTAAGGCGTATACTGATGCCGAGACTTCTGCTCGTCAATCGGCTGTTAGTGCAGTAGCGGCTGACCTTGCTAGCGAAATTAGCAATCGTCAATCAGCTGTCTCCAATGAAGCTAGCTTACGCGAAGCTGCTGACCAAGCTTTGGCTTCTGACCTTTCTGACGAACAAGCTGCTCGTGAAGCCGCAGACAGTGCTCTCGACGCTCGCTTGGACGTACTTGAAGGCGCAGACATTGTAGCTGGTTCTGTCGCAAAAGCCCTTAAAGATGCGAAGGCTTACACCGATGCTGAAACTTCAGCTAGACAGTCCGCTGTATCTGCTGAGCAGTCTGCACGTGAATCCGCTGATAGCGCCCTGGATGCTCGCCTTGACATCTTGGAAGGTGCTGATTCAGTTGCAGGTTCTGTAGCTAAATCGCTTAAGGATGCAAAAGCCTACGCTGACCAGAAGATTTCTGACCTCGTTGATGGCGCTCCTGCTCTGCTCAACACTCTCAACGAATTGGCTGCTGCTCTTGGCGACGACGAGAACTTTGCTGTTAGCGTAACCAACAGCATTGCTAACGAAGTTTCTGCTCGCCAAGCAGCTGACCAGGATTTGCAAGACGCAATCGACGCTTTGGATGCTAGCGTAACTAGCGCAATCAGCTCTGCAAGCAGTTCTTTGGCCGGTGACTTGGCTGATGAAGTCGCAGCTCGTCAAGCAGCCGATGCTCAGCATGACCTGGACATCGCTACTAAATTGAACAAGCCGACATCTGGCGATGCGGCTAATAAGTATCTTCGTAGTAACGGCGACGGCAGCACCTACTGGGACGTAGGCTATGTACTTCCCGTTTACAAGACTACTTGGTCTGCAGCTAACGGAACTAGTAAGGCCGTTGTTCACAACCTCGGTTCTAGCGACGTAGTTGTAAGTTTCATCGACCTTTCTGACAACTCGGTAATTGGCGTTAGCTCGGTAGTAATCACCGACGCAAACACAGTTACTTGCTCAGCCTCTGAGGCTCCCTCGGCTTCTGGCTGGCGCGTACTTGTACAGAAAATCTAAGCCTCGGTCGCCAAGTTGCCTGCGGCAACCGGCTCCTAGGCTGGAACTGTAGGCAACCCGATACCTGAACAAATGAACGCGGGCCAGGGTTGGCCCCCGCTTCCTAAGTGATGGATTACTTAGCTAGTAATTGGATACTTTACTTTTCATGGAAGAATTGCTAAAGTATTCCACGCATCCTGCCGAAGAGTCTAACGACTCTAGCTTGCTAGTAGGTTCTGGCAAGCAAGGGTGGGATGAGAATAACCCAGGGGCAACACCCCGACAGTAAGGAGACTTGATAGATGAAGATATTTGGTTCAATTAGCGAATTGGTATCAATTGTTTTCCGCTTGGCTGGCGGAACCACCGTTAACGTATTAGCCGACACCCAATCTGGTTCCAGCCGAGCAATCACGGTCAAGATTCCTGACGTCGGTTCAGCTGTAACTTCAGAGAAGTTAATTCTTGAGAATACTAGCCAAACCCTGACCAATAAGACCTTGACTAGCCCAACAATCACTGGCGCTTCCATGACTGGGATTTCTTCCCTTTCCTTGGATGACACCGACAGCGCTTACAACTTAGCCATCCAGTCTACTTCTACCTTAAGTGCAGACCGCACTTTAACCATCGACGCTAACAACGCTAACCGCACTTTAGACCTTTCCGGTAACTTAAGTCTGGGTGCCAACCTCAGCACCACTACTGGTGCAGTAACCCTGGCTGGTCAAGCTGGCGGCTCTAGCGTAACTCTTCCTTCCTCTGGTACCCTTGCTACTTTAGCTGGTACTGAGACACTCACCGGAAAGACTATCGATGGTGACAACAACACACTGCAAGACATTGGAATTAGCTCACTTAAGACTGTACTTTCAGACGCTCAAAAGGTGATTTTGCATGACGTGAATGGCGCAGTAGTCTCGGCTAAGATTGTAGATGCAAACGTAGCTAGCGGCGCAGCCATAGACGCAGCTAAGATTGTTGCCGGCTCTTCTCAGTACCGCTTAGTAGTGACTGGTGCTGCTGGTATCCTGTCAGCAAACGCAGCTATCACAGGCTCTAAAGCTTTGGCTTCTGACGCTAATGGCGTACCTGTAGCTTCTGCAACCAGCGCTACTGAGTTAGGTTACCTCTCTGGTGTAACTAGCGCAGTGCAAACTCAGATTGACGGCAAGCAAGCCACTATCACCGGTGCAGCCTCTTCAGTAACTAGCTCCAACCTCACAGCTAGCCGCGCTCTTGCTTCCGACGCTTCTGGTAAGATTAGCCAGTCTTCCGTTACTTCCACCGAGCTTGGTTATGTCTCTGGTGTAACTAGTGCTATCCAGACGCAATTAGATGCTAAAGTAGCTAGTAACTCGGCTATCACCGGCGCAACTAAAACGAAGATTACTTACGATGCTAAAGGGCTTGTTACTGCCGGTGCAGACTTGGCAGCTGGTGACCTGCCCTCTGGTATCGACGCAGCCAAGATTGGCTCAGGTGTAGTTTCTAACACTGAATTTGCTTACCTTGACGGTGTAACTAGCGCAATCCAAACACAACTCGACAGCAAACAAGCCAGCATAACTGGCGGCGCTTCTACTATTACTTCAAGTAATTTGACGGCTAGCAGAGCTTTAGCTTCAGATGTTTCTGGTAAGGTAGCAGTTTCCACTGTCACTTCTACGGAACTCGGATATGTTTCCGGTGTAACTAGCGCCA